TTATCGTCCGTAAGAAAAATTCTTACAGATTCCTTTCCTTCGGTTAGATATTTGTCCATGAGATGCGATACATCTCTACTAAATATTTGGTAATCTTTTTGTTGTATTTTTGCAACTAATTTTAATGGTTCCATTGTCTTATCCTCTTTTTAATTTATGGTGTTTGTTAATACGACTACAGAATATCGGACTTTTGTACATTTGTCAATTGAACTTTTTAATCGATAACACAAGATTGATTGATTTTTTTAATAGCGATTCGATACTATAGGGTAGATAGTTTCGATTCAACATCAAAAAATAGCGATTCGATAGTGAATTCATAGTGATTTAGTGTTTGACATATCATATTAGTATGCTAAAGTCACGAAAAAATTGTATTTTTGGAGTTAAAGAGATGAAAAATTTTCTGTTTTGGGCCGTAATTGTTGTTATGTCCCCTTTGAATGCGGCAACACTAATTTTTGATGATGGCTTTGAATCTGGCGATTTAAGAAATTACAAACCTCATCTAATGAATGATCCAAACATTACTTTTAATGTCGTTAATTCAACCGTGGCAAGCGGAAGATATTCAGGTAAGCTGGATTTGCCGTTTGTAAGCGTACAGGCGGATAGTTATCGCGCCGAAACGCAACTGGCAAACAATTTGCACCAATTTTATTTCGGCAAGGAATACTGGTTCAGTTTTAATTTTCGATATGAAGACTGGGCAAAAGATATTAGTGCCGAAACAGCTCCCTTTCAAGTTCATTTGCGCCCCGGCAGTTGGGATGCTGCTTGTAGTACAGGGTCGCACGGCGGAGCCTCGCCAGTATATATGATCGTCGAAAACGACATAGTGGAGTTTAATACTTATGGTAATCGTACCATGTGGTCAGCTCCTATCCAGAAGCAAAAATGGATGACGGTGACTGTTCATTTTAAACCATCCTACGACACGGATGGCTTGATAGAGGGATGGATTGATGGCGTTAAAATAGGCAGCGTCAGTGGTGCCAATCAGATGAAATACGATAAATGCGGGAATCTGATGAAGTCACCTTATTTCAATATAGGTATTTATAAATGGGATTGGAGAGCCGGTCGTCCTGCTACTCAATCAAGCCGCCGCACCCTTTTGGTGGATGACCTTAAAATAGCTGAGGGTGCTGATGGGTATAATCTTGTCACCTCTTCTTCAGGGGTAAACCAAGATATAACGGCGCCAACTATCAGCAATGTTCAGGCCACGGCGATCACCAGCAACAGTGCCACCATCACCTGGACCACCGACGAAAATTCGAACAGCGTGGTCAATTACGGCCTAACCAACGCTTACGGCAGTAATTACAGCAATACTGAATTATTAACCAGTCACAGCGTTAATCTGACCAACCTCAGCCCGAATACCACCTACCATTACCAGGTTACTTCTACTGACGCTAATGGAAATACAGCATCAAGCGCGGATTTTGAGTTTACGACTAGCGCGGTTATAGTAGTTACAGAGCTTTTAAATGACAGTTTTAATCGTTCGAATAGCACTAAAATCGGCAATGATTGGGTAGAAACGGAAGAGAATAATGCTTTTATTAGCTTGATTTCTCAATCGCTTTATTTTGCAGATACTACAGACAAAACTAATCGACCAATGGCAAGTAGGTCTTTTCAAAAAGTATCTGATGGGGTATTAGAATGGAATTTTGATTTTAACTGGACTAGAATCGGAAGTGAAAAAGACTATAAATTGTTTATGCAGATCGGCGATAGTACGCAAATGCTGACTACTGATCAGAATGCAGGTGTCGCAGTTAATTTAGTATGGACTCCAATCGGCGTCGTTCATCAAATGCTAGGCGTTATTAAATCCGGTGAGATAACTTCGGTTAATCTATTAAAAGGATTAAACAAAATCAAGGTTATTGCTAATTTTAATACTAAAACATACAATATCGAGATTAATGATATACTCGTTAAATCAGATATTGTTTTTGATAATGACGTTCCTATTGATACTGTACGCTTTTTTACCGACGGACTGAATGAGGTTAATTTTTCTGGTCGTTCGTTTGATAATGTATTGATTAAAAATATATTATGATAAAAATTGTATTTTATGAGTTTGATGATGATATCATCCCGCGATCTGTTACTGTTGACTGTATTAATGTGGAACAAGCAAAAAATGATGTTATTAGTATCTATCCTGATGCAATTATAATAAGTTATGAATTTATCTGACTTGATTCAAAAACTTAGAAGTTATAATACATGCAGTGGCTATGCTAAGACTATGAGACTTGCAGCGGACGAACTAGAAAAAGCAGCAAGTAATTCTTATTATGTTACTGTGCTAAAGTCTGAATTTGAGGATAAGTATCTCAAATATAAAAAGGGATGGGAACGATGGGAAAAACTTAAAAGGTTAGATTTATCTCAATACTCTGATTTATATCTTTTGAGTCTACAAAGCGATAAATCATTTGATAGCATTATTGATAACTTAAAATGTTTTGATGTTGATGAAAAATGATAACTCATAAAGACTGTTTTAAAAAATACGGCGCTCCTGAAAATGAAAGTAATATGGTACTGTATGATGTTTTATATCATAATAAGATATTAGCTTTACCAAAGAGAATTTATTGCAACATTGATTTAATAGAGCCTTTAGAAAGGGCTTTATATTCTATAGTTTTTAATAAACTTGAAAATCAAATAAAATCATGGGATGGCTGTTTTAATATCAGAAAGAAACGCGGTAACTCAACTCCAAGCCTTCATTCATGGGGTGTAGCGATTGATATAAATGCGGCCTGGAATCAATTTGGACAACCACCAACTATGAGTAAAGAGCTGGTACAGTGTTTTAAAGATGCCGGTTTTGATTGGGGTGGCGATTGGTCTAAACCTGATGGGATGCACTTCCAGTTATCGAGTCTGGATTGATTATGGACATTATTATAATAATGATTTTGATAACTTTAATTAGTATTTATGGAATATAATATGGACAATAAAATAACAAGGGCTGAGATATATTTTACGTTAAAAACTTATCGTGATATTCCGCATAAAATAGTTGATAATATAACCAGGAATATCGAAGAGGATATATCGGAAGAATTTGATTTGTTACAAAATGCTTTACAAAAGTTGTTTGATTTGGAAATAGAATGCTGGCTAAAGGATCAGGAAGATAGAAATATCGATAGGATATTAGAATTGTGTCGTATGACGCATTGTGAAACTGTACATAAATATTTAAGAGGTGAATAAATGAGTGAAGAAACTAAAGAGCAAACTCAAGAAGTTGTTGAAGATAAAAAAGAAGAACAATCTTCTGATGATTTGATTGTCAAAGGGCAATACGATCAAAGCCTATATGTTGCTGATCGCAAGGCTAAAATCGATCTTATAGTATATGACATTAATAAATCCGGGGAAGATAAACAGATTTTTAGCTTTTTAATACAAAAACCCGAAGGTGAAAAGATTAGCTTGCTTCTGAATAAAGAAGATATTGCCAATATATCGACATTATTAGATAATTCACGATATATTTTTAGTAAATAGTTTTATCCCCACCACTCGCCCGGACTTAATCCGGGCTTTTTTTATGACTAAGAAATGGCTAGAGACACAAACCGGAATCAATGTTGAAGTTATCTCGGAAAGTGCTATATTAGTGAGTAATATAGCCAAGCCTAAGCTTTGTGTTATCTATAATAAAAACAATACGATAACGGTTAGAGATAAAAAAGAATTTGAACGATTATTTGAAGAGATTAAAAAGTAATGTATCACTGGAAACAACAAAGACGCGATAGCAAAGGGCGCTGGCTATCGTATGATGGCACTAGAGGCAAGAAATACACAAGTGCCGACATTGCAAAAGCATGGTATGCAGGAAATAACGACCAATCAAGGTTCATGTTGCCCGCACAAAAGTTGGCTAAGTATTTGGAATTGAATGGCATTATATGACGGACAAACAATGGCTATTTAAAAAGGGCCATAAAAAAATGGGTGGCCGACAAAAAGGAACGCCACCAAAGATTAAAAAAGAAATCAAAGATATGATCTTTGAGGCTTTTGAAAATGCTGGTGGAGTTAATTATCTTGTTCAACAGTCACAAGAAAACCCAGTCGCTTTTTTGGGATTGCTTAAGTGTATTGTTCCAAAGATTATCAATGCTAATATTGATATGAATGTCAATGTTGCGGAGGAATTAGATCGGTTAAAAAATAGGATGAAAGACTCAATAACGACTGAATATCGTGTTATTAAAGATGATGGAAAATCAAGCTCTGGAAAACATCTTAATTGAGGCCGCGCATACATTTAGACATGACCCGTTAGGATTTGTTAAATTTGCATGGGAAAATGTTAAACCACATCAATGGCAAGAAGAGCTATTAAAAGACATTGGGTTTAAGTTACAAAATGGAGCAATAACTAAGCATGAGGCTATATTACAAGCAATAGCTTCAGGACATGGTATTGGCAAGAGCTGTCTGGTTGCTTGGGTTATATTATGGGCGATAACTACAGAGGTTGATACAAAAGGCGTAGTTACTGCTAATACAGAGAATCAGTTAAGAACAAAGACTTGGGCTGAATTAGCCAAGTGGTATTACTCATATAAATTTAAACATTGGTTTACATTTACTGCTACAGCGATTTATTCGTCTGACAAGGATCACGAAAAGACTTGGCGCATGGATATGATACCTTGGAGTGAACGCAATACTGAAGCTTTTGCAGGTTTGCATAATATTGGAAGACGGATATTAGTTGTATTCGATGAAGCTTCAGCTATACCAGATAATATTTATGAAGTTACAGAGGGTGCTTTAACAGATATAAATACAGAAATATTATGGCTAGTATTTGGAAATCCAACTCGAAATACCGGGAGATTTAGAGAATGTTTCGGGCGATTAAAACATCGATGGACAAATAAACAGATAGATAGTCGTAGTGTTCCAGGAACTAATAAAGAACAGATACAACAATGGATAGATGATTACGGAGACGATTCAGACTTTGTAAGGGTTAGAATTAAGGGCGAGTTTCCTAGAACTGGAGCTAAGCAGTTTATATCTTCTGAGATAGTTGAGGCGGCAATAGACAGAAATGTTGATGTACCATATGGAACGCCCAAGATTATGAGCGTAGACGTGGCGAGATTTGGGGATGACCAGACTATTATTGCTCGAAGACATGGGCGAAAGCTTGAAGATTTAATTAAGTATCGCGGTCTTAATACAATGGAGGTAGCGAGTGAGGTTGCTGCTAATATCAAGAAATATAAGCCCGATGTTGTATATGTTGACGGCGTTGGTGTTGGTGGTGGTGTTGTCGATAGATTGCAACAATTGGGATTTAATATTATAGAAGTTAATGCAGGTTCAAGCCCGGAACATTCAAACAAAGATACGCACTATAATAAAAGAGCTGAAATGTGGGATAGAATGCGTCAATGGCTTGATAATGCTGATATACCTGACGATAGAGATTTAAGAGACGATTTAATAGGTATTGAATACGGATACGATAATAAAATGCGTCTACAATTAGAGAAGAAAGAAGATATGAAAAAAAGAGGATTATCAAGCCCCGATTGCGCTGATGCTTTATCACTATCTTTTTATACAGCATTGCCGCCAATGATACATATTAATGAACAAGATTGTTATCCAGAGGAAGCTTTCTTATGAGCAACAATACACGTCAACGAACCTGGAAGCAGGAATGCCAGATTGCCGAAGGCAGAGACATGATAAAGCCTAAGCCGGTTATCGGCTATGAGTTTACCGGGCGCAAGTTTAAAGATAAAGTAGATAAAAATAAGAGCTATGACTGAAGCTGAAATAGAAGCGGCAAATCAAACGATATCTAAACACGTTGCCGAAACATTAGATAAGCATTACCCTGGTCATGCTTGGGCAGTCATGGCAAATATCGAAACAGGTATTGTTACTATTAGAAATCTTAAGCTTTCAAGTAGAATGGGGTTCATTCTAAAAATGGACGACCTTGCTACTGATCCGACTATGAGATTAGTTGTCAAAGCTGGTGGTGAGTTTCTGGAAAGATTTAATATCGTTAGAGGCATGGCAAACGATGAAACCTATAATGATGTTAACTACGATTTTAAAGGCGAGGCTATTCAGTCATGAATGAAATGGAAATGGAACCGGAAGTTATTGACGATGCTGAATGGCTTGACTTAGCGAATAGCGCTTATCATTCCTCAAAGCCTTATATGGACGCTTATCTAAGGCCGCAATGGGAAAAGAATCTAAGGCAATGGCAAGGTAAGCATAGAACCGATTCAAAATACGAATCGAGTGATTACGGCAAATCTAAACTATTTAGACCACGCACAAGAGCCGCAATCAGAAAGAATGAAGCGGCTGCATCAATAGCTTATCTATCGAACGAAGATATTATATCGATTGATCCTCAAGACGAAGATAATCTAACCGATGTATTGACGGCTGAAATCGGGAAAGAGCTATTACAGCAACGGCTTGTTAATGATATTCCCTGGTTCCATACGGTTGTTGGCGCGTATCAAGTCGCACAAATATACGGCGAAGTCGTATCATTTCAGTATTGGGACAAAGAAAAAGACAAACCTTGTGTAGAACTGATCCCGCCTGAAAACTTCCGTATCGATCCAGCATCCGACTGGATAAATCCTATAGGCACAACGCCTTATATTATCCACGAAATACCGATGTATGTTAAAGACGTTAAAGCGCGTCAAGACTGGAAAGAAGTGGATGAAAAGACCATGCTTTCTGCAAGCAATGAGTATTGGGATTCGATACGTATAACTAGAGAAAACACGGACAGCAAAAGCGGAGACGATGCCCAGGTAACAGAATATAACGTTGTATGGGTAAGGCATTATATCGTTAATAAAGACGGTGTTGATTGGTCGTTTTATACGCTCGGCAATGAAGTATTGTTATCACAACCATTGCCTACTTATGAGAAGTATTTAGGTGAAAGGCCCTATATTATAGGCTCGTGTCTTATTGAAGCCTTCAAGCCGCACCCGTCCGGTTTGCCTGAAATCACAAGCGACATACAAGACGAAATAAACGATGTATGTAACCAGCGTAATGATAACGTCAAGTTCGCTATGAACAAGCGTTATTTTGCGCGTAGAGGTTCGCAAGTTGATCTTAGGTCGCTCACCCGCAATATCCCTGGCTCTGTTACGTTGATGAACGATCCAGAGAAAGACGTTATTGTCCACTCAACACCCGATGTCACTTCTTCCGCATTCCAAGAGCAAGACCGGCTTAACCTTGACTTCGACGATCTTGTCGGCTCTTTCTCCGGTTCCAGTATCCAAGCCAATCGCAAAATGAATGAAACGGTTGGCGGAATGAATATGATGGCTCAAGCATCTAATCAAATTGCTGAATATCAACTTAAAACTTTTAATGAAACATGGACTGAAAAGGTTTTACGGCAACTTGTTAAATTGGAACTGGCTTACGAAACAGACTTAACGATTCTTAACAATGCTGCAAAAAAATCCCCTGCTTTTAAATCAGGTGGGTATCAGGAAGTATTGCCTGCTATGCTTGAAGGCAATTACAAATTATCTGTTAATGTAGGTACTGGCGCAGCAAATCCACAAACACAAGCCGAGCGTTTTTTCTATGGCCTACAAACCTTAGCCGCTATTAAACCTGATATTGTGTTAAAGCTTAATGACGAAGAAGTTATTAAGGAAGTATTCGGAAAGCTTGGATATAAAGACGGGAAGAGATTTTTTAACTTCGACAATGAAGACCCCCGCATTGAGCAATTAACAATGCAAATACAGCAACTGCAACAAGAATTGCTTAATAAACGGAATCCTGAATTAGATAAAGCGCAAACTAAAAAGCTTGAAGCAGAAACAGTAAAAATACTGAACGAAGCACAATTTACATCCATGCAAGGTGGCGCACAAATAGCGCAAATGCCGCAAGTTGCGCCTATTGCTGATGTGATTATGCAAAATTCAGGGTATCAACAGCCTAATCCTGCCGGTATTGATCCCAATTATCCAATTCCAAATAGACCTGTTAATAATGTTATAGATACTAAGCAAAATACATCGCCTTATTTGCCGCCTGTGCCAGAATCAGGGCAGCAAGGTATTGAAACACAAAGAGTTGAAGATAATATTTAATTGCATTAAATAAATAATATGCTACTATGAATGAAGAAAATTATAATATTGCAAGATTAGGTATGTATGCGGAACAATTCATTAATACTGAATTAGGCAAATACTTAATAGAAAGAGCAGATAATGATATTTTAGAGGCAAAGGATTTACTATTAATGGTTAATCCTTTAGAGACGAATAAAATAATGGAATATCAAATTTTAGGGCGTTCAGCTATTAATTTTAAACAATGGTTGATTGAATGTATAGAAAATGGCGAAATGGCTAAAGGTGAAATAAAAGAGTATGAATGAAGAAGATTTACCAATTGATGATGAATCAAACGATGATCTAATAAATGAAGACCAAACACAAGACACAGACCAAGAGGAAGAACAAGGAAAGCCATTAAGTAAAATCGAGCAAATTGCAGCAAATAGAGAAAGGCAACTTTTAGAAGAGTTTGGGGAAGATAAAAAAGAAGAACCAGTTCCAGCCAAACAAAAAGTTAAGGTCAAGATTGACGGCAAGGAAGAGGAAAAAGATTTAGATGACATTGTAAGCACATATCAGAAATCCGTAGCGGCTGATAGGCGATTACAAGAGGCTTCTGAAAAGCAAAAGCAACTTGAACAAGAATGGTATCTTTTACAACAAGCCAAAAGTGAATGGGAGAAGGAAAGGAATAAACCATTAGTTGATGAGAAGGAACAGGGAAAAGCTGAAGTAATACCTATTGACGAGCTAAAGCTGAGACGGCGAGAAGCTATGGAAATAGGTGATTATGAAGAATTTGATAGATTAGACGAAGAAATCGCCAATCTAAGGTATAAACCATCAAAGGAAATTGATGAGGATAAGATTAAGCAAGAGGCTTCACAAACAGCATTAGATAAGATTGCTTATAATGATGCTTATGAAAAATTTAAGTCTTCTAACGAAGATTTATTAACTGATAGAGTTTTATATCAAGTAACTTCTGATACTTTTAATCAGATAGTTACACAATCTAAAAGCTATCAGGAAGCTTTTGATACTACAGCTAAGCTTGTTAGAGAATGGGTTAATGGCCTTACTCCGCAAAAACAAGAAGAAACAATGGCTGATAGGGTAGAAAAGAAAAAATCTATCCCAAATGAACCGGGACGATTAAACGTAAAGAATACATTACAGCCAGAAAAGGAAGAAACGCCTTCTGATGTAATAAGAAATATGAGGAAAGCCAGAGGGCTTCCTGTTTAATTAAATTATTGTCGAGAGACGAAATATTCCCTTTGATGGAGTTTTATTATGGCAAGTCAATTATGGGGCGTTAATACGCTCGGCGGGTACATGTACTCGCTTAATCTCAGTAAAGAATTGCGAATGGCTTTACAGCCGCTCGTTAAATTTCGTCAATTTTGTGACGCTAAAGACGCTACTCAACAAGGGTTGAACAAAGGCGATACATTCCACTGGAACGTATATTCCGATGTTGCAACTCAAGGTACTACATTGGCTGAAACCGATGTTATGCCGGAGACCAATTTTACCATCGCTCAAGGTAGTTTAACCATTACTGAAATGGGTAATAGCGTTCCTTACACCGGTAAACTGGATAATTTGAGTGAACATCCAGTTAAAGAAATTATTAACAAAGTTCTAAAGAACGATGCTAAGAAAGCCTTTGATATTGCTGCTCACGCTCAATTTAATGCAACGCCTTTGTATGTGGCTCCCACTGGGGGAACATCCACCACGGCGGTCACGTTGACTACTAACGGCGCTACTGCAACAACCAATAACGTTGCAATGGGTAAGGATCACGTTAAAGCTATTGTCGATATTATGAAGGAAAGAAATATTCCTCCATATCAGGGCGACGATTATATGTCTGCTGCTCATCCAACAACTTTCCGCACGTTTAAAAATGATCTGGAATCAGTTCATCAGTATGTTGATGCTGGCTTTCAAATGATCCTGAATGGCGAAATTGGTCGATATGAGTCGGTACGCTTTATCGAGCAAACAAATATTGCCAAAGAAACATGGACTAATGCTAAATCAAACTGGGCCTTTTTCTTCGGTGAAGATACCGTTGCCGAAGCAATTGCTGTTCCTGAAGAAATGCGCGGTAAAATTCCAACTGATTACGGTCGGTCTAAAGGTATCGCTTGGTATTACCTGGGCGGTTTTGGCTTAGTGCATACTCAAGCTGCACAAGCTCGTATTATTAAATGGGCTTCGGCTGCTTAAGGAGAATTATCATGGCTTATGATGTAAGAGAAAGACGAACTTATCATGTTAGAGCAAATGATTTTGGTGGTGCTGCTGATACTACCACTAAAGTTATCGGCCCTTCCGGTAAAAAAGGTGTAGTTACTGGTGTTTGGATTGACCACGTTACCGAAACATTTGTCGGCACTACTACTGGAGGAGGCGTTTATGTTGGATTGAGTGGAGATACAGATGCTTACTTTAAATCCAACCTGACCACGTTACAAGGCTCTGCTCCTGCTGTTGGGGTTCCTGCTGAATTGGCGGATACTTTGACAGGGTACAATGAAATTCCGGCTGATACAGTGGTATTTATTACCTGTATCGCTACTGTCGGAGGCACTGTAACTGGCATTGCAGACGTCACTGTAACAATTGATTGGTATTAATCTAAATAGAGGAAGGGCAGTGTAAAAGCTGCCCTTTTCGTTATGAAAGAAATTAAAAGTAAGATTATATCAGACAAATGTTATGGCGCAACCAAACAAGAATTGCGTCAAGGCTATTCATCTCAAACAATCAAAAGTGACGAAGAAGATTATTTTGACGAATGGGATGAAAAACAGAAATATAAAAAAATCGGCTTTGGCCGATCTACTGGACATGACCGATGAAGAATCAAGAAGTGAGAGGCGATACTTCGCCTATTAATGATAAAGGTAAATCCAAAGAAGGCGAATTCGGCAAATCTTTGGGTGAGGCTTCCAGTTCAGATTTAGACAAAGGGTTTTATGGGCAGACCAAGATTACATCCGATACCAAAAGCGACAACAACGGTTTTGCTTGATAAAGATCGTTCTTATGGAACTATTTTTGGCGATTCTATTGCTGTATATGAGCAAGACGGATTGTTATTTGATGCACATGGAGTTTTGATAGATGAATCTGAGCGAGATAGTGACAGCGGCGAGGCAGAGACTTGAGGATGAAACACAGCCTTATTTATTCTCAACTTCCCGTTTAGAATACTGGGCTAATGAAGCCAACATAGAGGCTTGTCGTAGAAGTCGATATTTGGTTGATAATACTCAATCTGTTTCATTAGTCACAGGGGTATCAGATTACGATAATCCTGATAATATAATCTTTATAAAAAGAGGCAAGCTTTCTACGGAAGACTTGCCTTTATTTATATGTAGCTATAAGGACATGGATGAGATACCAGGGTGGGAAACTCATACAGGTACGCCAACTCATTTAATATTGGATATGAGCTTTGATAAATTTAAGGTTTATCCAACTCCAGATTCATCATATACATTGAATCTAATCACTATCAACGAGCCTGAATTATTAACTAATGATATAAACGTTCCAGCACGATTCGGTTATTCTTATGTTGATTGGATTTGTTTTAGAGCGTATCAAACTAAAGATGTAGAAACTTTTGATAAGGCATTATCTTTAGAATGTTTAGCTCATTTTGAAAATGAATTTGGAACAAGAAGTTCAGCTAAAGATGAAATATATAATTTTAGGAATCGACCGTTAAATGGTTTTGACGGAGATTTTTAATATTTATTGCTATAGATTAAAAGGAAGATGTTAATGTGGCTAAGAGTTGAAAGATTAGAGCGTGCAGGATGTGGGATCAAACGCTGTTCTCATAGGAAGCCTATAGAATATAATGCCTGATAGGTGATTATATGTTTGATGACCATGATGATATGAAAGTATTAGCTGAAAGAATACGTCAAATTGAAATACGTTGCGATAAAAAAGACGCTCAAATAGAAAAGTTAAACGAATTTAGAAACACAGTGGTTGGCTTTGCTGTTGCGATTAGTACAACTTGTGCGGTTATTGTCCAGTTTGTTTTTAATATAATTAACGGTAAACATTAATGGGTTATTTAATTACAGCATCGATCATATTTGTCATTTATAGTGTATTTAATTTCTTTTATACTGAAAAGATACATAGGTTTTTTGACGAATGACAACATGGTATATCGATCCTGCTAACGGTACAGATTCTAATTCCAGCGCAGGGAATGGCGATAGTTTTGCGACCAGAAGAAAGTCATTAACTAATTTGACAGCGGCTTCATTAGTTGCTGGTGATACTGTTAAATTTATTAAAAGCTCTAACGCTACATCATTAGGGATCAATGGAACATGGACTAAAGGCCCGATCCCATCATCCGTTAGTATCACATCATCGACTAATGCGACGCCGATTGTCATTACGTTATCATCCGGCAATTATACAACGTTAAATCCTTCGGCGGGCGATACTGTAGTTATTGCAAGCCATACGACCAACACTAAAGCCAATGGCGTATGGAAAATTAGTGCTGTCAATGGATCAACTACGGTCACAATTGTTAATGCTGATGGGACTAATTCAGTAGGCAATGGTGTTGGTGGCGCTACCGGAACTATTACTAAAATCAATGCTTCTACTGTCAAGCTGGCATCTCCGTTAGTACAAAATATTGCTTGTCATGGCAACAGAGGCGCATTAACCAATTGGACGGCCTCAGCAAACGTAACTTGTACAATCGATTCCACCAACTATAAAGAAGGTGGTGAATCGCAAACAATAGCCATCGGCGCTTCATTTACGACTGGCAAAGCCGCGTATTTAACGTTATCTACTCTTGATTTGTCAGCTTACAAGCAAGTTTCTTTCTGGCTTCGCTGGAACTCTGGTACGGCTTTAGTTTCCGGTGATATGGAACTTAGACTTTGTTCTGATACAACCGGAGATACTGTTGTCAATACGATTGCTATACCACCATTACAATCCAATGCGGCCTGGGCTTGTATCACAGTTGATAAAGCGGCTGCTTTAGGTTCAGCTATTCAATCTATTTCGCTTTATGTCAACGTGGATCGTGGGGCGCAATCGTTAAATTTGGATTGTATTACGGCTTGCAAGGATTCAACAAGCAACGATTCGTTATCTCTTAGCAGTCTTATTGGGAAATCATCTGGGAATTATTATGGAATCCAATCTATCAATTATGATCGTGTTATTCTCGATACTCACGTTAATGCAAAGCCTATCGTCGGCCAAATTACGGGATATTATGGAACGAGCGAAACGGTTACGACGTATAAGCGAGAATGTTTTAAATACGCGGCAGCATTAGGGTTAACAACTCAGGTGATGAATTTTAATGACAGTGGAACGTCAGGAAGCCCGATAACCATATCAGGTGGTTGGAATGATACGGACATGACTACGCAAACTGGAGAGACTTGGTTTGACGGGATCAATGGTAATGGTTATTTGTTTTATGGAAACAATATAAGTTATTGGTCAGGATTCGGGAATCTTGCCGCCGTTCGTTATTATGCTCCAGCTTATTTTGGAAGTGCATCGAATGTAACTGCATCATTTCGAGCTTTAAACAATAATACTTTATACGGCATTAACGCAACAAGTGCACAAAATGTTACTCTTGGAGCTGATTACATAGAGAATAATTTATCTGGCGTGTTATCTGGAATCATTAATACTATTACGGCAGGACAAGTTAACAATAACGTCAATTATGGAGTGTTAGTTCAACAAGGGTCATGCAAGTTTAATCTCGATAGCTGTTGCAATAATTTAAGTTATGGAGCATACATTAATACCAATGTAGGCGGAGATGCGGTTTTAAATATCGATCTTTGCAAAGATAACGGAACATCAAATTATAACTTTGATACCGTCGGCGGATGCGTTATTAATAACTCTGTTATGGGGGGTTCTGCTCCTATCGATATTACATTAACCACAATGTATGGGTATGACGTTATTGCCAATCGTTGTACGTTTGCGGCAGCAACAGAAGTATCTGTCACAGCAACGTATATTGATTCCAGATTGTATGTTAATAGTCGAAATCTTGACAATAACGATCATAGAATATATTTGCCTAATGCTAATATAAAAACAGATACCGGCGTTGTCTATGGAACTAATCCTTATTCGTGGAAGCTATCGCCTACATCTACAACGTATCAGAATGAAAATAATCCTACTGTTTTTTCATTAGGTAAATTTACTTGCTACGCTAATGTGGCTACAACATTCAAGGCACAATTCAGACGAACTAATACCGGCATTTCTGCTCAATTAGTTTGTGAAGGTGGACAAATCAATGGCGTCGATAATGACGTTACTGATTCCATGACTGCCGCACAGGATACATGGGAAGAATTAAGCATTAGTTTTACGCCAACGGAAACGAAAACAGTAGAAATATTAGCTAAAGCCTGGGGCGGGACAACTTATAGCGTTTATGTTGATGACTGGTATCAAACATCAGGAACTATATCTGGAAATATTACTGAATCGTTAGACATTACGGACTGGATGGTTACAGCTTATAAATGTAGTAATGGCGAATATAACGGTCATACTTATACCAATGGTACGAATTATTCTATTAATGTACTACACTTAGAGCCAAGCCATATAACGCTTTCGCCACGAATACATTATCGTTGGTCAGCCAGTAAAGTGTCAACATTAAATGATTTTGTTGTCGCTACTGTTCCTGATACAACGCCACATATTTGGAAATGTACAACGGCCGGAACAACGGGGGGCAGTGAGCCAACCTGGAATCTATCAGGAACAACAACAGATAATACAACAACCTGGACTTATATTGCGCCTTTAGTCGATCCAAAAACATTAGGGCCAAAAATACCAGTAGCTTTATAGTTTATTAATTATTGTCGGGAGACAACAAATGGCAAATGCAATTTATCCTTTGTGGAAGGAAGCTTTATTACAAAACAGTGCTGATTCTGATCTTGATGGTTCTGGAACTACGGGGATTTATGTCGCCTTGGTAGATACCGGAACTTATACTTATTCATCTTCACATCAATACTATTCTTCTGTATCTTCTGCTGTTATAGGAACGGATCAAGAGCTTGGTACAAAATCTTATACCAATGGCGCATTTGACTCGGCTGATAGCACCTTTACTTCGGTAACAGGTAACTCAGTAGAAGCTTTAGTATTTTACCGTAAAAATTCTGGCGCTAATACAACATGGCGTTTAGTTGCCTATATTGATACAAACGTAACTAATCTTCCAGTTACTCCAAATGGTGGTAATATTACATTAGCCTGGAATGCTTCAGGTATTTTTGCACTTTAATTGATAGGATTTTAATTATGATTTTTATTATTGAAGGGCCAGCGAAAAGCGGCAAAACAACACTGGCAAATGCCTTAAGAAACAGTCAAATTTCTCAAAAGAAGGGTTGTTTGCTAGTGGACGAGGATCAAGACGGTGATTTAGATATTTTGCTTGAAAAGATTATTGTTGGTGAAAAATTGGGAGATAAACCTGATGTAGCCAAAATTCCTTGGAAACCTGAATCTATGATTGTTTTTGTTAATGCAAAACAAAGCTTGTTAAAAGACATAGAAACTAGAGTGCCAGGAATTATTGAACTTTTAGGCCCAGTTAAAAAAGTTACTGTTAGCTAATGAGCCTACTTTCTAGCAAACCTAATTTTAATTATACAGAGACGAATAACAGCGTCGGCGTTGCATCTGGTGACCAAGCCGGAACTGCCGTTACTTCCGGTTCTGCCAATGCCTATGGATCATGGACTCAAATTCATGCCGGATTAACTTATAAGAGTTCTGTTGTTGTCGTTAGGATTAACTCGGTAGAAACATCTGCGGATGTTACGGCGGCAACTGTTTTAAATGCTTATATAGACATAGGTATTGGCCCAGATAGTAGTAATGTGACTGTTATTCTTGAAAAGCTTGGTGGTAGTTTCGCAGGTGGATTAGGAAATAGTTTTTATATACCTGTTAGCTTTCCTCAAGATACTCCTATTTGGGCTAGGCATCAAAATACACAAGCATCTGCTAAATCAGGGGTAGAGGTTACATTTTTTGGTGGTGGCGGGAATGGTTATTTTTTCCCGTCATTTTCAAGAATGGTGGCTATAGGTGCAGTTACCACGTCAACAACAGGGGCTTCATTATCTACCATAGGTAACTCGGGTGCCGAAGGCGGATGGGTAGAAATCACAAGTAGCTCTAGTGACGATTATTCAGTTTTAATGTTATCACCAGTATTTAACGTCGATTCTAGTTTAACAAATGGATTAATACAAACTTTTGATATAGGGATCGGTGGAAGCGGTTCTGAAATTTCAATCGGAGAAAATGTCATGCAATCGTTTTTATGGACGGGCGCAGAGCAAAGAGTCAGTATTTCTTATCCCGTTTATCGAACAATTCCATCAGGAACAAGGATCGTTTGCAGAGGGAGTGGAAGCACGACAAACGATGGAACAAATAGTATTCTTTTGTATGGGATTATGTAATGGCTATATCAGAACACGCAAGCGGGACTAGAACGGCAGGAACCCCGCCAGAGGCTAGTTTTACAGCACTAGGAACTTCGGCGGATACGACGGACGGCGTATTCCAGTTTTTCATTGATTGCAATAACATGGCTAATGGCGACACGCTAGAAATACAATTGCTTGAAAAGGCTTTGTCGTCTGGGACTGCAAGAGTTCTTTTTGAAGCCGCATTAAGCAATGCTCAATCTGAGCCATTATGGGCTTCTCCATCATTTGTATTATTGCACGGATGGACGTTTCAAATACGTCAAACGGCTGGCACGGCTAGGTCTTACGATTGGTCACAGCGTAAGGTTGCCTAATGTCTTATTTGTATTCTCCATTATTACCTTCTGCGGCTTCTGGAGATTCGGCGCAAGCATTAACGCAATCCAGTATTTTTACCAATACTAATACTTTTTACACTCACACATTAAACGGAGCTATCACTTTAACACAAGATAGCTCATTATCTAATTCCAATACGTTTAATGCACATACATTAACCAATGTTAATGCGTTAAGTCAAGATAGTTCTTATTCAAACTCTAATACATTTAACACGCATGCTTTAAGTAGTGCAATAACGCTTACTCAAAGTAATGTTTATGAAAACTCAAGTACATTTAATGCGCATGTATTAACTAATCTTAATACTCTAACTCAAGATAGCGCATATACAAACTCTAATACTTTTAATAATCACAGTATTTCTTTAGTTAATAACTTATCTCAGGATAATTTATTTTCCAATACTAATACGTTTAATGATCATACATTAACGGCGGGCGCTGTATCTTTAACACAAGATACTACGTTAAGTAATAGCAATACTTTTTATAATCATAGCTTATCTGGGAATAACATATTAACTCAGGATAGTATTTATTCCAATAATAATACTTTTAATACGCATGTATTATCTAATATAAATACCTTAAGTCAGAATAGTATTTATAATAATAGCAATACTTTTTACGAGCACTCTTTAAGTGGTGTTATTACATTAACTCAGGACAATGGTTATTCTAATACAAATACTTTTTATACTCATACTTTATCAACTGCTGCAAATGATTTAGTTCAAAATCAAACACTTACTAACGATAATACGTTTTATGCTCATTCTTTAAGTGCAAGTATTAGTTTATCTCAAGATGCAAGTTATACTAATACTAATACTTTTAATGCTCATATATTAACTAACTTAAATACTTTAACTCAGGATAGTGCTTATACTAATAATAATACTATCTATGATAGTGTTTTAAGTTCTGCAATAACGCTAACTCAAGATAGCTCATATACTAATACTAATAGCTTTTATACTCATGTATTAACTGCTGGTTCTGCTGGCGTAGATTTTACGATTACATCTGGATATACTACTGGAACTGATTTCAGCTTTGGAAGTATTTATGACTTAATTCAAAACGCTATATTCACAAATAGCAATACTTTTTATAGTCATACTTTATCGAGTCCATCAGTATTAACTCAAGATAGTATTTTTAATAATACTAATAGTTTTAATAATCATAGCTTATTATCGACTATTAGCCTTATTCAAGATTCTACTTTAACAAATAACAATACTTTTTATCAGCATAGCATTGATAATGTACAATCATTAACCCAAGATTCCAGTTTTGTTAATAGCAATACTTTTTACTCTGCTACTCTTGATCGTGATATTACATTAACTCAGTCGCAGTTTATTGAAAATCTTAATAGCTTCTATCAACATGTTCTTACACCAGAAGCTATTAATTTAACTCAGACTTCACTATTTGTTAATGAAAATGTATTTTATCAAGCTGTAATAAGTAGTAATATTAACTATACTACTATTGTTTTTGAGCATAAAAATAATGTATTATATGCTGAATATCCAAATTATTCTGTTATAATAGAGAATAAGAATAAAACTATTTTTAACGAAAATAAACAAAAAGACATAATCGTTGAGGCTTAATTAATGATTTATAGTGCAAGTCAAAAAGGCCCGTATAAAGTATCAGGTTATCATGATCCTGATTCTATAGTTTCGTATCAGATAATATTTAGACCGCCTACCTGGACATCTGGTACAGTCTATAGGTTTGTTAATTCAAACGAATATGATATTGTTTTACCATCAGTTTATAAAGGATATTATTATGCTTGTGTTAATGGAGGTAAATCTGGAGCTACTGAGCCAACATGGGCACTAAGAAAAGATGAGGAAACAACAGATTTTGAATCCGGTGCTACAGATGGACTAACATGGAAAGCTGTCCCTTATAATCTTTTGCCTGTTGATGTTGATGTTTCGAGTGTGGCAATAACTGCTAATAATGGAGTCACAATAAGCTCTGATTCTAATACAGCAATAAAAGCATTTTATACTGTTGATAATATAGCAACTAATGCTACAGCAAGAACTTTAAAATACTTTGATGTTTTGATTAGACCAACTTATAATAATAATTTAATGGATGATTTTTCTGTACGATATAAACTAGCGGAACGCTAATTTTAGGCTATAATTTTTTTATTATTTGAGGGTATTAAAATGTTTGAATTACATGAAGGCAAAAAAAGAACGCTCACTTTGAATGTTGCTAAATCCGATGGTAATCCTGGTGTTGTTGATGGCATTCCAGAATGGACTGTAGAACCTGCTGATTTGGCTTCTCTTACAGTAGCGGAAGATGGTATGTCGGCGGTTATGGATTGGGTAGCTGCTGGTGATGTAACTGTTATGGTAACGGCTGATGGCGATCTTAGTAATGATGTTTTCACCATTGTTGCTCAGGAAACATTTACGATGATGCCGTCTTTGGGTGCTGTATCAGCTACAATTTCTGTTTCTGACGAAGAGCCAGTCTAATGGTTATTAACGAATTTATAGCAGAATTAGAATCTGCTTTAAGTTTTGAACAGGCTAGGATTAAGGGTTATTTGGGAGTTTTAACATTCCCGAACAACCTTGTTAGTGATCCATCAAAACAGGAAATACAACAAGCTTTAGATTGGTCTGTAAAGCGTAATGCTTTATTGGAAAGCGCATTAACTCCAGTCAAAGCTTTATTGGATCATGGGTATCCTAAAAGAGTAGAACAGCTTGCGCCTGAGTCTGTTATCGATGAACTTAAAGAAGCACTAAGATTATTAACTCTGTCGGTTGATGAATTACATGAACCGCCTGTTTTAAATATAGAAGTATCGGAAGAGGCGTAAAGCCTTATTTTAATGCCGTGAGGCAATTGTTTTTTTTTGCGATGTGAATCGCTTTATCTCTTCGAGAGGATTTTAAAATGGCATACGTCAATTCATTTGCCGATGATGTATTAGGCAGACCAACATCTCAAACTGTAACCAGTGTTGGCACAGTCGCTACTCCATCGTCTGGAACCATTACCGCAACTCATAAAGCAGGTGGTGGTCTTGTTGGATATTCTACTTTTACTCTGACCAGCGTTTTACAAAACGTTGTCAACGGTACTGAGTATCAAGGTACTAAAATCTGGACTTTCCCTTCCGGGATTACTGCAAGAGTTTTGCAAGCGTATATCAATATCGCGCAAAAAACCACAAGCGATCTTGCGACAACTTTGAACGCTAGTTCTACAGGCGCTATTGCTTTAGGTACTGCTACAGCCTCGAGTACAACTTTAAGTAGCACGATGGCTAACTTGGTAGCTTCGACTGCATTTACATCGTCCGCAACGATTAACGTGGCTGGCACGGCTGTAGAAGGATATTTTGACTCTAACTTAGATGGTTCGGAAACATTGTTTTTGGATACTACTTCGTCGGATACGTCAATTTATCTGAATACGGCTTATGCGACTACTACCGATGTAGATGCGGATGCAACGCAAACGCTAACTGGCACTATTACGCTTACTTGGCTTCTCTGCAAAACGATTAGAGCCTTGTAATTATGGCTAACCCGGTGATTCGTTTCACTGGGCTTAATAATCGACTAAGACCCAGTGAATTGCCAGTTAGGGATGGTCGAAAAGACTATGGCCGTCTATTCAAAGCTGTAAACGTACAGTTTGATAATGACGGCCAAGCTTTATTGCCGTGCCAGAATCTTTCCCAAGTCTATGACGGGGATTGTCACTCTATCTTTGTCTGCAATTTCTGCACATTATTTGTAGAAAACGACAATCTTTATAAACTCGCTTCCCCTTCAAACGTTGAGCTATTAGCCGATATTGGCGCTACTCGTGTTTCTTATACTCAAGTTGGCGATACCATTTACTTTTCCAACGGAATAATATCCGGTCGTTATGTAAAAGGCGATATTGTTGCTAAGGAATGGGGAGTCCCAACTCCAGACGCTCCTGATGTTGCGGCAATTACTACAGGAGGCATGTTTGCCGGTGATTATCGAGTCGCTATTACCTGGATTGCTAATTGGGAATCTGGCGCAGGCAATAGTGTTAAGGTTACAGTGGCCGAGGGCGGAGGCATTAATCTTTCCAATTTTCCAATAGCACCAGATTACGTTACGCATTTTGCCGTTTGGTTGACTTCGGTCAATGGCAAGATATTATATTTTTATGACGAATATCCGATAGCTACTACATCCGTTAATTTGGTTAAATCCATTGGCGCTATACCTTTAGAGACTCAATTTGCTGAACCACCAGCCCCGGAAGCCGATGGCGTTTTATGTTATCACTACGGGCAAATCTATTATTCTGACGGGCCTTATCTTCGCTATACCCATATTGGCGCCAAAGGCCCAAATTACGGTCTGCAATTTCCTTTTAACTTCCTGCCTATTGATACTACAGATATACAGGTATTAATCAGTATGCCTAACGTTTTATATGTTGGCACTGATAAGGCCATCTATCGCCTGATTAATATTAATGGCGATGGGCCACCAATACTTGAGCAAATGCTGGATTGTGCGGCTGTTAAAGGATCAGTAGTTTATGATCCTAATGGTAGTTCGGCCTATTTTATGTCGGATAGAGGAGTTTTATTAGTCACTGGCGACGGAATACAAGAGCTTACTTATAAAGATGTTGCCATGCCATTTTATTTAAGCGGTTCGTCAACAATTACTGAA